TTTACGATGACTCGTGAACCATACGAACCTAATTACAGAGGTTTGGTTGATGCTGTTATTGATTTAAAAGAGGGCTTTCCAACTTTTGCTCCATTGCAGGTTGGATTTGATGCAGTTTCTTTTGAAGGTGTTGATGAAGGAGATGCTTTGTACATGAGAACATCTGATGGGAAGGTAGGGAAAGCAACTGCAGCAGATGGTACATCCGAAGCTGCTACTGTTGTTGGTTTTGCTAATTCAACGGTCAGCACTGGAGATACTGTAAAAGTGATTGTTGTTGGATTAAAAACAATGATTGGCTTAAATGCAGGGGACTTATATTTTCTAAGTCCAAGTACAGCTGGTGCTATAACTCTAACTCCTCCTTCCACTGCAGGCCAGGCTGTTGTGAGGTTAGGTGAATCTGCCTCAGCAACTAGTTTGGCAATACAAATAGAACCACCGATTAAATTAAGCTGATGGCAAGTGTAGAAAATTATATTCCTTATCAACCAAATGCTCAAGGGTTGACAGAGGTACTTTTAGATTTAAAATCAACAATGCCTTCACAAGTTGTTGCCAAGGTAACAGGATATGTGACTAATTGTTTTGAAGATGTTACGCAGGGCGATGCTGTTTATTCTAGAGCTTCAGATGGATTTATAGGAAAAGCAATAGCAAACGATACTGAACAAAAAGCACAGGTTGCTGGATTTGCTGAAACTACACAGTCTGCTGGTCAAGAAGTTCGTGCGTTAGTAAGAGGAGTCATAGCAACTTCGGGATTGAATGCTGGAAATTTATATTTTTTATCAAATTCCAGTGCTGGAGGAATAATTGAAACACCACCCACTACTGCTGGACATTTTGTAGTACCTGTAGGAGAGGCTGGAACTTCTGCACAATTCATCATAAAAGTAGAGCCTGAAATACTTTTATCCTGATATTTGGTGGGCGTAAAATAAATATAAATAAGTTCTTCGCATAGAGCTTGATCGAGATATTAAATGGCAACTAGGAAGGCGTTAGTACTTGTTTCTGGTCTTTTTCAGGAGTTAAATTCTTCTTCTGATAAATTAGATTTTGCTGGAAATAGTACTTCCGATTTGAGTGAAGGTACAAATGAATATTTTACAAGCACAAGAGCTAGAGGTTCTGTTAGTGTTGCAGTTGGAAATGGATTAACTTATAACTCCTCTACTGGAGTTTTTGGAACCAGTTCAATACCTAATTCTCAATTAGCAAACGATGATATAACTATTGGAAGTACTGCAGTTGCACTGGGTGCTACTCAAGGAACATTTACAGGATTAACGTCTTTAACTTCTGCCACATTAGTAAGTGGTACTGGATCTGCAAATGTAGTAACAATTGCAAGTGGAAATCTTTTATTTAGTGGGTCTACAGCTGATGCTAACGGAACAACTCTACAAGTTACTGATCCAACTGCATCTCGCACCATAACTTTACCTGATGCAAGTGGAACTGTTGCTTTCACTAGCGATATTGTTTATCCAGTTACTTTAGATAATTCTGTAACTCTTACAAATAAAACTTTAGCTCTTGGATCAAATACAATATCTGGAACTTTTGCTCAATTCAATACAGCTGTTACTGATGCAACTTTAGTTTCTACAACAGGTTCTGAAACTTTAACAAATAAATCTTTAAATCTTGCAAATAATACATTAACGGGAACTTTTGCAGAGTTTAATACTGCTGTTTCAAATGCCACATTAGTTTCTACTACAGGGTCAGAAACTTTAACAAATAAGAGTCTTACTGCACCAGTTCTTACAGGATCTTCTGCTTCTGCAGGGAGCATAATTTTTAAAGAGGATACTGATAATGGAACAAATTCTGCAACTCTTGTAGGACCTGCATCAACAGCTGATGTAATTATTACTCTTCCAGCCGAGACAGGAACTGTCTTAACAACTGCATCTTCGATTGCTAACAGTAATTTAGCTAATAGTTCATTAACCATTGGTAGCACTGGAGTTGCTCTTGGAAGCAGTGCAACAACATTTACTGGGTTAGCTTCTATAACTTCAACAGCTGTAGTCACAAATGACAGTGGATTTAGGATTCGAAATAATTCAGACAATACAAAAATTGGAGCTTTTAGTTCAGCATCAATTACAGCTGGTCAAACACGAACATTGACATTTCCTGATTCAGACGGAACTATAGCAACTCAAGCTTATGTAAATACTCAAATTTCTGCTGAGGATTTAGATATTGAAGCTGATTCAGGAACTATTGCTATTGATTTAAATTCAGAAGTTTTAGATATAGAAGGAGGAACTAATATCACAACAGCTGCAACAGGTAACAAAGTTACAATAAATATGCCGACTGCTTTTGCAACGGAGAGCTTTGCTACCGCAATCGCAGTGGCTTTAGGATAGTATTATGGCAACCCAAGTTCAATTCAGAAGAGGAACAACAGCAGAGCACTCAGGATTTAAAGGTGCTGATGGTGAAGTCACAGTAGATACCTCGTTAAAAACTGTTGTAATACATGATGCAATAACTAATGGAGGATTTCCATTATTAAGAAATGATGGATCTAATTCTTCTTTAGCACTTGGATCTGTCAGCAATTGTAGTTTGAAATTTCAAGGAGATCCAAACACTGGTTTAATTAGTCCGTCTGCTGACACCATATCTTTTGTAACTGGAGGAATTAGCCGTCTTACAATAGATTCTAATGGAGGAGTAACAATTCCTGGTAATGTGACTATAACGGGAACATTATCTGCAACTTCTACCACTTTTTCTGATCAATTAGCGTTAATTCTTGCTTTAGGCTGATATGGCAAATACCTTCAAAAGTGACACAAAAACAAACGTCGTAACAGATGCTGTTAGTAGCACTAATACGAATGTTGTAACATGTGGAGGAAGTGCAACAATTGTTCTTCTTAGTGTCCTTGTTTCAAATACAACAGGAGCAAGTGCTCAAGTTGATGTTTTTCTTGTTACTGCTGGTGATAATGTTCACCTTATAAGAAATGCCCCAGTTCCAGCAGGAAGTTCTCTAGAACTTATAAGTGGATCAAAAGTAATTTTAGAATCTAACGATATTTTACGAGTAAGGGCTAATACAGCAAGTGCTTTAGATGTAACTGTAAGTTATCTAGAACAAACTTAAGGAGGTATAACAAATGGCTCTAACAACAGTAAGTTCAGATAGGCTATCTACAAATGTAAAAACCTCTAATTTAGGATCGGAACTTTCAAAAAAAGTAGGAGAGATTAAAAATTTAGTAATTAACGGAAATATGAAAGTTCATCAAAGGGCACAAAGTGTTACAGGAATAAGTTCTGGCTATGCAACTGCTGATAGGTTTTATCTGAGAAGAAATGTAAGTAGTACTTTTAACTCAAATGTTACTAATGGTGTATTGACTTTAAATAACCCGTCAACATCTACAGGATTTGATGTTCGTCATGGAATTGAATGGGATGATATTTTTTATGGCAAAACTATGACAGTATCATTTAATGCTACCGCAGCAGTTGGAGGTGTTGATCTTACAGTTGAAGTTATGGATGGTTCAATAGCAAATACAGTAGCTACTGTTGCTGCACATTTAACAGGAACAACAACAGATGTTCAAGACCTTGTTGTAACACCTGTTTCTGGCACTAGATATGAAGTAACTGTAGATATACCAGCAGATGCAGATGTATCTTTTACACCTGATATACTTCGCTTAAGGTTTGGAAATGCAAGTGCAGATGCCTCTCAAACTTTTACATTATCAAAAGTACAATTTGAATTTGGAAGTGTGGCCACTGAATTTGAGGATAGGTCATTTAGTCAGGAGCTTGCTTTATGTAAAAGATATTATCAGAAATCATACAGTTATCCAGTAGTCCCAGGTACTGCAAGCGTAAATTCAGGAATGATAACTGGTAGTGTCTCAGATGCTCGTACTAATAGAATGGATTTAGGAACAAGGTTTGAAGTTGAAATGCGAACAACACCTACCATGACAATTCATAGACCTTTCAGTGGTGGTACAGGTCAGCTAGAAAATTTTGGGTCTGGAAATGGTACTTCTGCAGGTAATGGTAGAACTTTTACTATGCGAGGATTAGGTCGTAAAGGTTTTGCTGGTTTTACACTTGATTCTGATACTGGTGGTACTTTAGGTTATCACTATCAAGCAGATGCGGAGGTTTGATTTATGACTTACACTTACAAAAAAATTGCTGATTATGATGATTTTGGCAAAAGAATTGAAGACTGTAATGATCAAATCTTAAGAAAAGAAGATAATGCGATTATTCCATTTGATGAAACTAATAAAGACTATCAAGAATATCTTGAATGGGCTAAAACTAATACAGCCGAGGCTGCTGATGAATTAACTTGGGATAACATCAGAAATAAGAGAGATCAGATATTAAGAGATACAGATTGGACAATGACAACTGGAGCTACTGTGGATCAGGCTCAGTGGGCTGCATATAGGCAAGTTATAAGAGACATTCCTCAAACTTATAAAGATAAAACTCCTAATGATGTTGTCTGGCCAACACAACCATCAACAAAAGGTCCTAATTCTTAAAAATTAGTCTCTGTAAAATAGAAGAAGCATATAAAAGATTTCAGTAATCATGCCGTATATAGGTAATAATTTAAGGTCGAATACTGATTATAAAACGATTGATGATATTTCAAGTTCGTTTAATGGAAGCACTACGTCATTTTCTCTTCTAGTAGGAGGAGCTGCACCAACTCCATTCCCAAAATATGAAACGCAATTATTAATTTCTGTAGGCGGTGTAATCCAAGAACCTGATTCTTCTGGTTCATCAGGATTTAGATTATCAGGAACAAATATAGTTTTTAGTTCTGCACCAGCTTCAGGGGAAGCTTTCTTCGGAGTGATTTTTGCTGCTGCAGATTATTTAAACGCAGGTGGTACATTTCCAGACGGAACAAACTCAGTTCCTTCAGTAACATTTAGTTCGGACACTGACACTGGGGTATTTAGAGTTAGTTCAGGGATCATAGCTATTTCATCTAATGGAACAAAAGTTTTTCAATTTCCTACAGCTTTAGGATCTTCAGGACAGTTACTTCAAACAAACGGAGCAGGTGTTATTTCATTCGTGGATGCACCATCTGGAGCGACTGGTGGAGGAAATGACAAAGTAATAGTTGAGAACGGAACAACAATAACAACTGACTATACCCTTGGAACTACTTTTGGATCTACTTGTAATGGTTTGAGTGCAGGTCCAATTACAATTAATGCAGGGGTAACTCTCACTATACCTACAGGTTCAGTTTATACGGTGATTTAATTATGGCTCTCACATTTAATGGTTCAACAAACACAATCACTGGATTAGCTGTAGGAGGTTTACCTGATGGAGTCGTAGACGAAGATACCCTTGCTGATGGAAGTGTTACAGACAGAAAGAGAGGTTCTGGTGATATTAAGTCAAGATCAGGAAGGTTTAAGGGATCTAATGATAATGACTCTGTTAATTTTACTGATAATACAGCTTTAGATATAACTATTAATAGTAATATTGAATTTAAATTTGAAGCTGATGGAGATTTTCATGCAGATGGTGATGTAATAGCATTTTCAACTTCAGTTGCTTCTGACGAAAGATTAAAAGAAAATATTGAAATTATTTCTAATCCTTTAGAAAAATTAGAAGAAATAAAAGGCGTTTCTTTTGATTGGAAACGTGATGGTAAAAAAAGTGCTGGAGTTATTGCTCAAGATGTATTGAAGGTTTTACCAGAGGCAGTTAAAGAAGTGAAGGGTTTAAAAGATGACAGTACTCACCTTTCAGTAAATTATCAAGCTTTAACATCAATATTAATTGAAGCTGTAAAAGAATTATCAGAGAAAATAAAAGTATTGGAGGCAAAGTAAATGCCGTTACCTAATTCCCCAAGCCAAATTTCATTATCTGACATAGCAGGTGAATTTGGAGGATCAGTTCCTCATCAACTATCTGAATATTACAGTAAAGGAAATGCAGCAGCATCAGGTGAAATACAGGTATCTGAATTTCATGGTGCATCTGCTAATTATGATGTGGAAGCATTAATAATTGCTGGTGGTGGTGGAGGTGGTGGTAACCAACCTATGTCTAGTAATAATAGAGGTCAAATTGTTGGTGGTGGAGGAGGAGCAGGTGGAGCTCAAGTTACCCCTAGTCAAAACGTAGCAAGTGGAGCAACATTCACAATAGTAGTTGGTTCTGGAGGAAATAATAGTGGGATTAGAGGTAATGGTAATAGTGGTAGTGCTTCTTCTGCTTTTGGTGTTTCTTCCTCTGGTGGTGGACGTGGTGGGGGTAGAAATAATGAAGCAGGTAATGGTGGTTCTGGTGGCGGTGGTAAAACCCAAGGTCAAAAGGGTAATGGTATAAGTGGTCAAGGTCATGCTGGCGGTAATGAAAGAAGAGGTAGTAATAGAAGAAGATCTGTTAGCTCCTTTGGTGGTGGAGGTGGTGGAAAAGGTGGTACTGGTAGAAGTACAAATTCTGAAGAAGGTCCAGGTGCAGTTATAACAGGATTTGATATATTTGGAACATTTGCTACAGGAGGGCATGGACAGGGTGGTCAAAATAGTGGTGCTAGACCTGCAGGTGCTAATGGTAAAGGTGGAGGAGGAGGTTTTGGTGCTGCTGGAGGTGCTGGTACTGTCATTATTAAATATGCTGGAAACGTAGCAAAAGGTAGTGGAGGTAATAGCATAACTGTTCAAGATGGTTATGTTTATCACAGATTCAATGGTTCAGGAACTTTTACGGCATAATGCATTTCTTCGCAAAAATAAAAAATAATATAGTTGAAAATGTTCTTGTGGCAGAGCAAGATTTTATTGATACACTACCTAAAGAAGAAGGTGTTATTTATGTTGAAACTTTCATGCATTTATATGGTGGTAAACTTCATGATGAATATCACAATGAAATTGGGACATGTTCACAAATGAATTCTGCAACACCAGGAGGCACTTATTTAGCTGATAAAGATATTTTTATTCCTCCGAAAAATTATCCTAGTCATGTTTTAAACACTGAAGATTATGATTGGGATGCCCCAATACCTTACCCTGAAGATGGTGAAGAATATTATTGGGATGAATCTGTATATAATTCTGATAATAGTAAAGGATGGGTTCTTGCGGAAGAATAACTGAATGGGATCTATAAGATTATTATTCCCATGTGCATTTCATGAATATGATTTTAGTAAAAAAAATTTTAATAAAAATGAATTAATTAATTATTGTTATTCTCAAAAAGAATTAAATCCTAAAGGTTTACATGGCAGATCAAATGATGGAGGATGGCATTCACCAATTTACAACTTGACCGAAGATAATGTTATATCTACAATTTTAAAAAAAGGTCTGCAAAAATCTGTATTTTCAACATTTAAAGAAAAATTTATAGCAAATATAACATATTGGATTATGATCAATGGTAAAAATGCTTTGAATATAGAACATACTCATCCAAATTCAAATTTATCAGGAGTTTTATGGATAAGCATTCCTAAAAATTCAGGAGACACTAGATTTTTACATCCAAGTTATTTTGAAAGTTATGTTGAGATAGAACATTATATTGATGATTTTCAGTATGATACTAATATATATAATACATATGAATATTTTCCTGTAGAAGGACGTATGGTTACATTTCCTTCTTATATTCAACACAGTGTTAATACTAATACTTCAAATGAAGACAGAATTGCAGTTTCTTACAATATTAATTTGTTTCTTGAGTAAATTTATATGAATAATTTTAAGCCAGTATATTGGTTGCACGATAATATAAAACTTCCAAAAACTGAAGTAGAAGAAGTTATATCTGAATTAAAAAAAACAAATTTTAGATTAGAAATAAAACCTGATACAGGAACTATAAGTTCCTATCATCAAACGTTTTATAGTAGACCAGATTATATTTGGAAAGATGTATATTCTAAAATTGCCGAAGATATAACAAAAAGTATAGGTATTTATAACTCAGTTTATTACGAAAATGAATTTTGGTCACAACTATATTACAAAAAAGGGAGTATTCATATGCCTCATCAACATAATTCTGGAAAGAGTTGTATATCATATGTGCATTTTGTTAAACCAACTAAAGATAGGTGTTTTAATTTTTTAGACAATGATGGAAATGATCATGCTATACCAGAGCAAAACGAAGGTGATTTAATTTGTTTTCCTTCCTATATGTGGCATAGGGTTATTAATATTAGTGATGAAGAACGATTTGTCGTAGCTGGTAATATTTTAATTAGATATCAATCAGATGATTATGAGTTTTGTGATGAATAAAATATGTTTGAATTAAATAAAGATTTACAAATCGAAACTGAATATCTTGAAGACAAACCTATTTACATAATCGATAATTTTTACAAGAATCCTGAAAAGATTGAAGATTATTTTTTTAATAGAGATGTACCGTTATGGAAATTAAATGAGAAACCTAGTTACAATAATATTTATTTTGAAGATAGAAGACTAGTAAAACTAGATGAAAGATTAATTCCAGTATATGATTTTCTTTCAAAATTATGTAATCAAAAATATTTAAAACCTTACATAAGTACAAACATGACTTGTTTTTATAAAAATAGTTTTAATGACTATAAAAATTGTTTTTGGTGGCCTCATATAGATAATGGTTACAATGGTATAGTTTATTTTAATGATGATTGTGGTACTAATTTATATAAAGATTTAGGTTGGGATACAGACTCTATAGAACATTTTCAACCGTGGCGACCAAAGGCATATTATGACATAATAAAAACACTAAAGGCAAAATATAATCGTATGGTATTATTTGATGGGACGATATATCATGCAATGAATATTTATAATGATAAATATTTTGGTAAAGAGTATCGTAAAAATCAAGTATTTTTCTTTATTGAGAGTTAGTTATGAAAAAAGAAGATTTAGAAATTTTAAGAGAATATAGAG